TCACGGCGCCATCGACGACGCGGTTCACGGCCACCCAGATCTCATCCTCGGTGCCGATGCCGTAGATCACGGCGACCGATTCGATCGTCCCATCGGTGAGGTGCCGGTGCCAGCCGACGACTTTTTGATCGCGCTCGTAAGTCATGCCGATGAGCACGCCATCGCCACGCACGCACCAAAGAATCGCGTCGGGCTGTTGCTGGTAGGCAATCTCGACGATCTCCCCCTTGGTAATGTGTTCGGCTAGGAGCGTCAGATCGGGAGCGATCCAGCCGTCTTTGTTCAACTCATAGACCAGCTCGCGCACCTTGCGGCCGTTGCGTTGCACGAAAAGCAGCACGTCGTTGACCAGCGCAGCCCGCATGTATTTCGAGCCGTAGCTCGATTGCCGGCGGGCTTGCACGTTGGTCGACGACAGGCTTTGCGCCGTGTCAGCCGAGCCGATGGTCCACTCGTCGCCGGAGGTGCCGACGAGCAAATCAGCCTGGCTGTACAGCCAGTTGATCCGGTTGCCCTCGGAGGCCGCCAGCGTGAAGCTGATGGCCGCCTCGGCCGTCGTGCCCATCTCGTAATTTTCAAAGTCATCGAGCTTCGAGCACCAAATCGTGTTTGGCTCGCTGGTGTTGCCGCCAAAGCAAAGCCGCTGCTCATGCAATGCGACCGAGCGCGGGAAGCCGCGGAACCCGGAGAAAGCGGCCTCGTACCAGAGCTTGGTGCGGCGGTTGCTCTGCGCATCCGTGCCGAGCCACTCCTGCACCGTCGCCGTCGCCGAAAGACCATTGCTGGCCACGGTGGCAATCTTGACTTGGCCGCCCACGGTCTGGTTGGCCACGGTCAAAGTCGCCCGGGCGTTGGTCTGGCTGGTCCAGGCTTTGACGTAAAGTTTGATCCCGCAGCGTTCCAGTTCGTTGCCGCTGGTGATGATGTTGCGGTCGGCGTTGCTGTCATACTCCCGCACGATCTCCATCTGCGAGATGTTCTCCACGCGCACGGTGCTCGAGGACGATCCGGAGTTGGCCACCGTGTAGGTGTAGGTGTTGGCGTCGACCACGGTGATCTGCACGGCCGTGGTGGTGTTGAACGGAGCCGCGCTCCCGGAAAAATGCACGCGGTCGTTGGTGGCAAAACCATGCGCCGTGTGCGTCACGGTGGCCGTGGTGCTGCTGCGAGTGACCGCACACACAATCGGCCCCAGTTTCCACGTGTCGGAGGGGATGCGCAAAATTTGGATCGTCGCGTCCCACGTGCCGTAGGTGGTCAGATCCCAAGCACCTTTCACGTCGATCGTGTTCGATACGTTGTGCGCGGCAGATATGTTCATCTCGATGTTGCTCGAGGTGATGGTGCGCGGCCATTCGATCCGCCACTGGCTGCCGACGTGGCCTTGCCGGAAAATCGCAGTAGACGCCGTCAGCGTAACCGTGCCGCTCGTGCCGTTGGCAAAGATCGTGGTGTCCTCGATGTTGATTTCCCGCAGTGGCGGGTAATACCAATCGACTTCTTCAAACGTCCAGTTGTTGTCGGCCAAGCGGGAGAGTTTGTAGACTGGGTATCTCGCATGGGCGAAATACATGATGTCGTTGATCTGCGCAAATTGCAGCTCGCGCAGCGCCTCTTCGTCATAGGGAGTCACCACCTCGAGGGGGAACCCGGAGCTGGCCAAGATCTGCTCGCCCCCGCCCTCGATGCCGCGCCAAAAGCGAATGTAGCCGACGCCCATTTCCAAGACAAAGCGGGTCGTGGTGGAAAAGTTGAATCCGACCAGGCGGCACCGTGTGTTGCTGCGCTTGGTCTCGCCGACAAAGCGAAACCCCGGGCGCCGCACCACGCCGCCATACGGCAAAATCTGGAAGTTCTCGAGCGTCCGGCAGGCCGAGCGGTATTTCTCGAGCGTCGTCCGCGCATCGATAAACGGCGAGACTTCGCCCGCATTGAAGCTGGGATAGAAGTCAAATTTAGGCATAGCGCGAGCGGATCAGTTGAGAGTCGACCCAAGCCGGTTTGATGCGCAGCCGGCGTTCGGTCGAATCCCGGCGCATGGCCGAGGTTTTTAAAAGGGCATCGGCTTCGGCATTGAGCAAGCGGGCCTTGTCCACATCCCCGGCCAGCGGCACGGCGAGCTTGGCGGCCAAAGTCGTCGAGAGCAGCTCGACAAAGCCGTTGTCGAACCGGGTCGGATCGGTCTCCCGAGCGATGTATTCGATAGCCAGCACGCCGCCGGTCCAAAGCACCCAGCGATTGGCGGCCAAGTCCGTGGCAAACGTGCCGGCCGTGTGCGCCAGCAGGCAACGGTAAACCAGCCCGCCTTGCGTGACGGCATTGCCCACCACGTAACTGCGGCCGGTAAGCCACGCCGGAGCCTCGCTCTCGGCATCGGTCAAAAGTCGGTTGCCTTGAATTTCCCACGCCGCTTCAGTCACACGGTTGCCGGTGTCGTTGACCCGGTAAACACGCAAACAATCGCTCGGCAAAGCATAGCTGTACGCCCACTTGAACTCGGGGGAAAGTGTCTCAGCCGTAAGCGTGGTCGATTTATTGGCCCACGTCCAAGAGCCGGTGAGCAAAAGCGAATCCCGCACCTGGGGAAGGAGCGACTGCGCCAAGAGCATGCCTTGGGTGGACGGCCCGAGCTGCTCGGCCGTGCCGATGCGGAGGATAGCCTGCCGACAAATCTCCTCGTTGCTGACCGTGGCCGCGGTGCGATCTTTGGCCTGGGCCAAGGTCAGCGCCGTCACCGAGGGCTTTTGCAGCGTCCCGGTGTAGATCTCCATCATCTGCCCGAACAGCTCCTTGGAACCGGTCAGCGGCAGGGCCAAGTGGCCGGCGAGCTTGGCCGTGAGCAACTCGACAAAGACGGCCGGAAAAAGCGTGGTGGTCGTGATGTTGGCGAGGTAGTCGAGTTGGATCGGCCCGGTCAGCGATGTGTGGATGAACCCGCCGACGATCTCCCACTTGCCAAAGTTCTCGTCCTCGTCGATGCCGTTGATGCGCAGCAGGCGCAAAAAGTCCGCCGGCAGGGGGAATCTGTTGGCGTAGCCAAACGCCGGCGGCGTGCCGTCCGCCGTGGCGGTGGCCAATTTGCGGCAAAATTGCCAATCCAAATCCGTCTGAAGTTCCTCGACGGTCTGGGCATAGAAAAGCGTGCAGTATTGCGCTTGGGCGGTTGCTTCCGAGAGGCTTGAGATCCTCGCGTCCCCCAAGCGTGCCAGCGCCAAATTGCAGATCTGCACGTCAGTCATAAATTAGGTGGCAGACTTTGCCCGGTCTGCCAGCGGGGTTGATCTTTTCGTGCCGATCAAGGCAAGCGGTAAGCGATCAAGAAGCTGATCTTCTTGCCCGCGGTCATCGCGTTGGTGCGAGTCAGCGCAGCCTGGATGCGCTTGGTCGCGGCCGTCACGGTGTGGCGAGGCAGCACGCTGGTAGCAACCGCGGCGGTGAACGCCTGGCTGCCGGCCGTGGAGCTGTTGAGCGTGATCGAGGTCGCGCTGTAGCGGTCCGCGTCGCCGGCATCGCCGAGGGTCGGGATCGCTACGGAGCTGCCGCCGAGGCTCGCTTCGTTGGAAACGCGGCACAGCTCGGGGATCACGTTCGCGCCGACAGGAACGTCGGTCACGTCGATGATGTCGCCCGAGGCGGCTTCGGTTCCGGTGCACGTGTAGGTGGCCTCGATGAAGCGGATGTCTCCGCTGGCGAGGTTGCCTTGCACGCGGTTGGCCAACAAAGCGTCGTTTTGCTTCGCGGCTTCTGCGGTGTTGAATGTAGCCATAGTTTTATCTCCTAGTTAGAAGTTGCGGTTGTCAGTGAAGTCCTACGGGCTTTCGTCGCAGGCGATCTCGACGACCTTTTTCTCCTCGAGGCGGGTAGCACCGAGGCTGGCGACCGAGCGGATCTGAAGCGAGTGCGACAGGTCCGTGCGGATGTCCATGTGGGTCTTGAGGCCGCGTTCGGCCAGCACGATACCGCTTTTCACGTAGACGTAAGTCATACGCACGTCGGTCGAGACGGTGAGCGGCAAGAGCTGGGTCTTGCGGAACTTGAAGCCCATGAACGTGTTCACGCTGCCATCGACAAGGGCCTTGACCGAATTGTAGTCGGCCGAGGTGATCTCGGTGGTGCGGAGCAAGTCCTGGAGCTGCTTGGCAGAGAC